AAGAACCAGCAGGGTTAGTCCCAAATCAAAGAGATTCTACTGATAGAAATTATCCAGTTTATGAAGAATCTAAGGGCATTGTAGTTACAATGACGCTTGATGAGTTTATTAGTTTAAATCCATCTAGAGATGCTAAGCCTGAAGGTTCAGATAGTTTAGATTTTTTGCGTAACTTGGCGGAAGAGGGTGGAACTTTTGCTCCTCCATTTATAGATGTAGAAATTACAGACAATGGATTAAAGGTAGTTGGGCATGAGGGACGTGGTAGAGCTTTGGTTGCTAAAGAGTTAGGAACTACCGGAGAAATAGAGGTAGATGTATTTTTCAAAAAGGGAGATAGGGTTAAGGATTTTGATAAATCGAAAGGTAAAGATTCTATTATTTCTGATGCTAGAACTGGAGCAGAAGAAGTAATCATTCCTCTTAGAAGGGTCAATTATAATAAAGATCAGTCTGGCAGTGCTAATAAACCAAGAGATAAAGCTACCACCCCACCTGACATAGCAGTAACAGATGTTGACGAAGATCAAACTCAGGATCAACAGATTGCTGATATGATAGCCAGAGAGCAAGCAACTGTAGCTAGGGAAACAGCAGATCAAGAAGCTGATGCTGAATTCCAAGCAGGAACAGATGACACTGGTCCTACTGTAGAAGATGTTGATCAGGGTGTTGATACACCAGTAGTTGATACTACTACTGTTACCCCAGACATGACACAGGCTGAACTGGTAGATGATGCTGTTGTTTCTGATGAAGATACTTTTGAAACTGTTATTCCAAAAGCAACAACTACCCGTATTGAGCTTGATAAGTATGAGTCAAGCGTTCCCAATCCTCAAGGGGTTGAGGCTATAGTTTATGAAGACCCAGAAAATCCTGACAGTTTTATAGTTGAGTCTGAAGGTACTGTTATAAGGAGAGAACCTAACAAGCAAGATGCTGTTCTTTATGCTGATAAGATGTCTGAATTTGTAGCTAATAGGGAGAAAAAGAAAGCTCGTAATGCCTTTGTTCCAAGGCCGGAAGGAAAGACTTATACTGGTCCTTTCCTTAAGGGTTTGGGAAGAGGGACAAGAGCTTTGTTGGCAGGCACGGGGAAAAAGGGTGATTCATTTAGACTATCTCTAGATAAAAATAAACAAAAGATAGCTGAGAATAACGATATCCCATATGATGAAAATACTACTGAAGAGGATTTGTATGATGCTCTTTATGCTAAGTACATAGCGCCCAAAGAAGAGGCTGCTCCTACAGAATTGGTTGAGCCAGTAGATGTTGCTGGAGAAGTACAGGAAGAAGCAGAAAGAATTGTAGCATCAGACTATGGTATATTTGGTAATAAGATTAATAGAGCATATCCAGAACCTATTGATGAATATTCTAGCGATGAAGAGGCTGATGCTATTATTGCAGCTAGTGAAGCAAAGCAGGAGTTTGCTGAAACAGACGATCCCAGTGCTTTAATAGAGCTGACCTGGGATGATGGTGATGCGGAAATCAGGGCGGAAGCAGCAGCTGAGGCTGAAGAAACTGCTAGGAGAACAGCAGAAAACAGGGCTGTTAAACTAACTCCAGAATACTGGACAGAAATGTTGGACACCAACACGGCCCTTAAAGATATATCAAAGACTAAAAGCCAAGGTGGGTTTGAAATCAGCGAGTTACGAACGATTGCTGATAATATACTTAAAGCCGATCCATCATTTGTTTACAACAAAAAAGGCACAAGAAAAGAAATTGAAGCTGCAATTAAATCCTACATAATTAAGGATGTTGAACCAGTAGAAGACAACTCTCCCTATATAGACACAGTTGATGATGACACTGGTATTATATCTACAGAGTATAAAGAGTCACGAATAGACTCCGATTCAGTAGAACAGGAACCTTTCCTATCTGGTGAAGTTTTGTTCTCTAAAGATGAGGTTGCATCATCTATAAGGCAAGAGCTTAAAAAAATATTTGGTGTTCGTGCTACAAATGAAATGTTTAGCACAGGATTTGTTAAGATATTAAGTCGTAAACAAGCTGCCGCAGAACATAATAAATCAAAACGAGAGTTTAAAGATACAGCTGCTTTTGTTCATAATGCTTCAGTTACTTTTATTCCTGAAAATATAGTTAAAGATAATGTTACGCCTGATATGATAAGAGGGCTTATATGGCATGAGATTGGGGCCCACGTTGGCAGAAGTATGCTGTCTTCAAATGAATTTTCTGCAATTATAAAAGAGGTTCGCAGACTTCATAAACAGGGAGATATGTATGTTCTTTCTGCTTTTGATGCAGTAGCTAGCAACTACAAAGATATATACAAAGATTTTGCTAAGCCTGTATCTGCTGACCTTATGGGCTATGGAAAAATTATTTATGGTTTTAGAACAAAGGATGGAAAGAATCCGATAGAAGTTATTGGGGAAGATAATATATTTTGGGAAGAAGTTCTTGCTCATATGCTTGAGTATAAGGGCCAAGAGCTAGACCTTCAAAGAGCCTCTCTTATGAAGAGGGTTAAAGATGCATTTAAAAAATTCTTTATAAGAATATTTAAAGCCTATGATGTTGATAGTATACCAGACGTAACTGTTGATGATATCTTTAATACTATGGCTGGTGTAGTCATTGAAAGAATGCCTACTTTAATTCAAAGGGCGAAGATGTTTGATGCCTCAAGAGAAAAAGCCATAGATGACGTTGTCGAAAAATATATAGAGCCGAAGCAATACTTATCAGCAGCTGATGGATATCTTGCAGATGCTCAAACAAAAGCAAGGAATGAATTCATTGAGGATTCATTGGTTAAGGGTACAGTTTATCATGGATCAGAAAAAAACTGGTCAGCACCCATATTAGAGTTTACAGAGATGGGGCTTCATGTTGGAACAATGAAGGCAGCTCTTAAAATAGTAGATGGTAAATCAGAAAAGCTTACAGAAGGATACATTAAAGTAACTAATCCATTTACAGGAGTTGATGACATTGGGCATTGGGCTGGTCCGAAAGCTTGGAGAAACGAACTAAACAAAATGATGAGAGATGGCAATATCTCTGATAAAGATTATAAAGTATTGTTTTCTGTAGCAAATGAATGGACTCAAAAGCTTGAACCATTTACAGGTTCAAGAGAAATTTATGACGGATTTGTTAAGTTTTCTTCAGAGTATAGGGATGCGTTAAAATCTTTAGGTTATGATTCAATACAATATGTAAATAAATCTGAAGACCCTGGAAATTTAAGTTACATTCTTTTGTCTGAAGATCAGTTTAAAGCTTCTAGTTCATTTACATTTACTTCTGGTGTAAATGCTATAAAGGATGCTAGGATTGCATCAGAAAGTCCATCTAAAAATCTTCCAATAATGAAGAAGATTAATGATGCATCTAAGGAGCAGGGATTTAACACAAGAAAAGCGCAAGGAAAAATAACACAAGCAATAAAAACTTTGCAAAGAGCTGTTGAACCTTTGATGACTCTTGAAGGATACGATGAATTAGAGACTCAAAGAATGCTTACCAAAGGTGAGATAGGCAAATGGCATAATCAAGGCAGAGTTATATTTGATGTTATATTCCAAGCTACTCCTCAAGAAAAGAAGGAGATAATAAAATACTTTGAAACAAGGGATGCATCTCCAGATAAACTCCCAAATAGAAAAGTTAATGTAGCTAAACTTCCTACCGTTCTTAGCGGAACCAAGGGGACAGGAAGGTTATCAGAAGAAAAATCTATTAGGGATTCAGTTGTTGAGGCTAAGAAACAAATTGAAAAACTTGGTTCTGATTTAGTTGCTGCTGGCCTTATTACACAAGACCAGTATTCTCAGTGGAGGGGTAAGTATCTTCCTCGCGTATACTTTGAATATCTTGAGAAAGGTGACAGGATACCTATGGGTATTGGAACTAGCCAAATGAATTACACAAAGGTTAGGTCTGCTCATGAAAACTTTTTAAAGGATGTTGTTGATGGTAGAATAGAAGACCCTGCTTTCTTGGCGGGAAGATACGTATCTATGGCGGGAGCTGATTTAGCTACTATCAATTACCTTTCTTTTTTGGCTGCTGATACAGGTAATAATGGCTGGGTTCTTCCAAATCAAATAGTTAAATACGATAATATAGAAGGAACTGTTGGGTTTTGGAATGAAAAAGTTAGTGCAATAATGAGGAATGCAGCAAAGGAGAGAGGACTAAACAATAACGAAAAAGCTATTTCATACGAAAAAATTGCTAATGAAATCCAAAAAGAAATTGATAAGGTAACTGCTAATAAAATTGTAGCTGATTCTAAAAAGTATAAACAAGTTCCTAACAATCCTCGTTATGGAGCTATGCGTGGGCTGTATGTTAGAAAAGAAATTATTAATGATGTGATTGGATCAGAACAGCTTTATACTAATAATGAATTTCTTAACGGTGCATTGGCTTATTCTGCAAAGGCGCAGAAGGTATTTAAATATACAAAAGTTCCAATGAACATTCCTACGCAGGCAAGAAATATTATATCAAATATAGTTTTGATGGATGTATCTGGCACAAACTTTTTAAAGATACCTGGATTAATAAGTAGAGCTATTGCAGACATCGCAAGCGATGGAAAGTATGCTCAGCTTGCTAGGAAGTATGGAATTGAAAGCACCACATTTACCTCTGAAGAGCTTGTTAATATTGATGCTCAATTTAATAAGATAAAAGCTAAAGAGGATAGCTGGAGCGGTATGTGGGCAAGATCAAAAGTTTTCTTTAATGATTATGTGGATGTATTTGGTAGGACTTACCAGAAGACAGAGGTTATGTTTAAGGTAGCTAAGATGATTGACTTTATGGAGAATCATGGAAAGTCTGAATCTGAAGCGGCAAGACTAGCTAACGAAGCTCTTCTTGATTATAGTAATGTATCTCAAGCCGTAAGGGTTATAAGAACAATGCCTTTGGGTTCTCCATTTATTACTTTTAATCTTAAAGCAGCCTCTCAGATGGTTAGAAATATGAAGAATCATCCTATTGCTGTTGCTAAGTATGCCGCTATTCCATATGTAGTTGCTCAAATGCTGCTTGAAAATAATTCCGAGCTTGAAGAGGATGACATTCCAGAGATGAAAAAACTTGTTGCTGATTACATGGAGAAGAATGCAACGTCACTTATACTTCCTTGGAAAGATCAAGATGGTAGGATTAGGGTGTTTGATATGGGATACTTCTTGCCGTGGGGAGCTCATATAAACATGATGAAGAATCTTTATCAAGGCGAGTTTGGAGAGGCTGCTGCTGCTCCAGGATTTTTTGGAGGGTGGATGGGGGCTCCGATAGGTATGTTAACTAATGTCGATCCATTTACTAAACAAGAAATTACAAATGATGCTGACCCTCCAATGCAGCAGTACCAAGATATGACTGCATTCCTTCTTAGTTATATGATGCCTCCTATGTTTATGCCTAGAAATAAATCTGGTGATGTTATTGGCAATGGCGGGCAGTTAATTAAAACCATGATGGCTGTTGATTTTATGGATGGTAATGTTGATGCTGATGGACTTCCTAAATATAGTGTACCAGAGTCGTTAATATCTTGGGCTGGATTTAACTTTTCTAAGCTCAGTGACGAAACTGCTCAAAGAAAAATTTACTTTAAAAGTTTAGAAGTTAATAAAACTTTTTCAAGACTTAAAAAGCTTTTAAAAGACCCTAACATAAGCGAAGAACAAAGACAAAGATTAATATCTGAATATACAGCTAACGCTCTTAGGATTCAGACAGAATTACAAGAGATGCAGAATGCTTATGCAAAGGTAAAAGATGTCTTATAAGTATGTAGAAGTAGAGTGGTTGGATATTATTTCTACGGCTGGGTGGGAAAAGTCAGAGGAAACTAAGATGCCAGTGTTTTGGTCATACGGATACCTTATTAATCATGATGATGAAGAGGTGCGTATAGCAACAACAAAGGATGAGGATAATGAGTGGTTTGGTATTACTGTAATACCGAATGGTTGTGTAAAAAAAATAACCCCCCTTGTTACAGGGGGGCTAATAAAAGATTTTAAAGAAACAACATAACAAGACATGATGAGAAAAATATATAACTTGCGTACCATAGTATTAAGTATATAGTATCTTTTAACATCTGTTATTCCACTTCTTAATGGCGGATTCTTTTTGAGATTCTACCTTGGGATGAAAGCTAAAGAATACAGAACATTTTGCACACCCTAGCAAGAACTTGCCTATTGATGGCTTTGCACCACAGAAAGGACAAGGCTTCATGTGTAATCCCTCAGTAGTTTGCGCTGAGTTACAGCGTGAATGTCATCGTAATATCCCTCCCCATCTAGTCCGTTTAAAGTAACAACTCCCCTCCACCAATTGTATTCAGTATCTCTACACCAACTTTCTGAGTAGTGTGGATGTGAGAAGCATCCTGCGCTTAGCCCGAATATCTTTTGACCGTCTGGTCGTGTTTGTTCTGCGTGATTATACAAGTGAGAATGTCCTTGCACCGCTGAGCAGTGCAGCTTAGAAACTAATTGATGTCCAATGTGTGCTGAACTAATAGGTCTGCCTGCTACACCAGATGTAAAGTAATGGGAGAAGTTTATTCCCTCCAGGGATAAGCATCCCTTAAATGGAGTTATCTTCCACCCATTCTTTTCATAGTGTAGGTCTTTCATTGAAATAGCGCCCTCAAGTTCAGGAGCAGAGTTAATTGCTCTGTCTATTCTATCCTCATGATTTCCTAGACACATATGCATTTTAGGTTTGTATTGTTTCTCTTTTCTTTTTCTTTTGTTCTCATTGAACTTCTTAATAGGAGCAAACAGTTTATCCTGGGCATCTAGTATAGAGTCTACGTCCTTCTTGTATCTCCTACCTTCAAACCCTTTAGTTCCTTTATCGTATGATGAGAGGCTAGGCATATCGCCAAAGTCTCCTAAGCATACAATAATATCTGGCTGCTTATTTACTATGAACTTACCTAATGCTGTGAACCTATCGTTGTCATACTCAGGTGCTGCGTGACAATCTGGTATTACTAATAGATTTTTCTTCCCTTTCACTCTATTTCTCCATTATATTTATATGCCGCATACTCCACTAAGGCATTGCTCTTCACTGTTGTCTTCATAGATAACACCACGCTTAGCATGGGCTTCCTCGTAAGGCACTGATGTAATTGGTTGACCACCTCTAGCTCCATCAGGGTACACAGTCAGACCGCGTAGTCCACTAGCATACTTAGCAATAGTAGTAGCATATTTATCTACAGTATGTTCTCCATTTAGTTCTGTTCCCCATGCTGGCAGGTTAATGGTGCTGCTAATAGCGTGATCCACATATTTTTGTAGCTCATATTGAAATTTAATTCTACGCTCTGGATCAGATGCCAAGTCAACAGCAGACTCAATCTTATCTGGATTAATACCTCCGTCAATTAAGGCTTGGGCCGTACCGTCAACGACAAATTGATGCTTCCATCTTGTTCCATCTGTAAGGTAGCGTCTGCGGTATGCCACGGCGTAGATTGGTTCCACACCAGAGGTCGTTCCGGCGAGGATGCTAATAGTCCCTGTCGGAGCAATTGCTCTGTAGCCTTTAGGACGTTTGAGAAAAAGTCTGTCGCAATGCTGGTCAGCGGATCGTTTGCTTTCTCGTTCATATACTTTCATCCATTGTTTTAGTTCATCAGTCATTTCATATCTAGAGTTACGTTTAAGTAACCACTCATGCATTCCCATAAGACCAAGGCCAATACGGCTGTTATCTCTCCTTACCTTGGCTATTTTTTCATACGGTAGTTGCGCTCTGATAAGTCCGCATACCAAGAACTTACTAGCGAGGTTAACCACATCGCTAAACTCTTCGATTGTTTCAATGTTCGCCAGATTAACAGAGCCAAGGTTGCAGACATCACTATCATCTTCACTTGTAATTTCTGTGCAAGCATTCCTAAGCGTTTCATTTTGTTTATCTCCAAAGTTAAATGAGAATCCAGGTTCTCCAGTCATCATAGCCTGCTTAACATTCTCAATGAACACAGGATTCATTTGGTCTTTTAACCACGCATCATCATAGTTAAGAGAGATGTTCATCATATCTAATGGAGCAGGAAAGTTAAAGTCTGCTTTTTTTAAGTTAGCTAGCGTTGTATCACCAACAATTTGATCATGCCAGTTCTTTGCTTTGAGTAATTGTGTTGCATCTTCATGCTGCCAGTTCATGCTACCGTATAGTGCAGAACGACGGCTACCACCCTGCATTACATTCCTACCAACTTCGTTTAAAGTGTACAGCAGAGGAATAGGCCCAGATGCTACACCACCTGTTCTTTTTAGTCTCCGTCCGGATGGCCTTGCTTTGGATATATCTACACCTATCCCTCCTCCTGTCATAAGACATGACATTGCTCGTTGCGTAACTCCAGCCCATTCTTCTCTTGAATCCTCCTCAAGTCTTAGAAGGTAGCAGTTGTTGTAGAATCTAGCATCTCTTCCTGCATACCATAGATAGCGACCTCCAGGAATAAACTTAAACTCAGCAATGTACTGAGCAAGCTGATCCCTTTCAGTCTTTTCCATAAGATTGTTCTTGGCTCCATTGAAGTCACCGCATACACTGTTGACTACGGCATGAGCTTTATCACTCCATGTCTCATATTCAGTAGATGCATATTTATTTTTAAATATATCTTCACCAAGTTGTGTTTTAAATTTCATTCACTTTATCCAATTTAATATCATTAATACCTGTGCTACCAAAACCTCCTTCACCTCTTATGTAACTTACTGCAGCTCCCTCCTTAATAACTGGTGATAGGTAATAAGAAAATACCATTTGAGCAATCCTGTCTCCTCTTTCAATATCAAATGGAGTAGGACCTGAGTTAAACAACAATACCTTTACCTCTCCTTTATAGTCAGGATCAATAGTTCCTGGAGAGTTTAAAACAAATACACCATGTTTGTTTGCTAATCCACTACGGGTTCTTATCTGTGCTTCAATCCCTACTGGAAGGTGTAACTTAAATCCTGTACGGATAAGTTTTCTATCCAACGGTCTAATGCATTGGTCCTCTGCTGAGTAAATATCATACCCAACAGAGAACTCGGTTGCTCTTTCCGGCGCAGAGTAAGCAATGTCCATCAAGTCAACTTCTATTTTTTCGCTCATTTATATACTTTTCCTTTAGGTTATTTTCTTTTGCATATTCCATGTACTCTTGCAAAGTGCATCCAGAATGGTGTTTAAAACATTCTGCCCAAGAACTAAATTTAGAAATCGGTTCTCTTGGATTAGCATAGATATGTCTTGCAAGGAAATAGATGATCTCATCTCTAGGCTCACCCTTAGAACGGTATGTCATCGGCAGCTACCTGGCTGCTAATAGACGCCATCTCTGCTTTAGCAGATGCTGGAACCTCTCGCTTACCTTCCGGTGCTGACCCCTCTACTTCCTTGTATGCATCAGGACTGTTAATCATCTGCAACTGATAACCCTTAATGTCAGTTGTGTATTTTTCTACACCGCTCTTATCAGTATACTTACGATAATCAATTGATCCTTCAACGTACAGATTTGTACCTTTGGTTACGTAGTTATCTACTACCTCGGCCTGTTTACCAAAGAAGACTACATTGTGCCAGTCGGCTTTTTTGTATTCTCCGTATCCTGATTCAGTTACCATAGAAACCTGAGCAATTTTGCTATCGTTCTTAGTGGTACGAATGACTGGGTCTTTCCAGACATTGCCAAGGATGATTGCTTTGTTAATTCCTTTCATTGTTTTCTCCGTGTCTTTCTGGCCAATACTTCTTTACATTTTTCCAAACGATTAAAGATGATTCAAATATAGTCCAGTATCTATTTAAGTCATCATTATTCCACTCATGAAATACTACTACTCCAGGATTGTTTGCACTAATAAATACATTAGCAATTCTTTTAGGAGGTGCAGGCAATGCTCTTTCATAAGCGATCAATTGGTAAGCCATTGATTCGTATGCCAATTGTTTGCTACCAGTATTGAATTCTTTGGTCTTGAAGTCAATGACCCATTCATCTGATACCAAGTCTATCATACCTCCATAACCTTTCTGAAGATTACATACTACCTCTTCTGATCTCCACTTTTGATCGCCACAGTTTATTTTTAATAGTGCATCTACCGCATTAAAGATTTCAGCATCTGCACCGGAAGGCTCTAACTCTTTCTTAAAGCAGGACTCTAACATATCATGTATCCTACTACCTCTTTCAGATGCTTCTACAGTTTCTCGCTTGCTTTCTTCAATAACCTTGGCTTTCCATACGTCAACATCAGCAAAACTTCTATCTACTGTAGCAGCAGCCTCAATAGTTTTGTTGATCTTCCAATTGTCAAGCCCTGGCTTTGCTAAAATATCTAGGACAGATGTAACAGACGGCATCCATCCATGTTTCCTAGCATCTCTCAGCGTTGTTGCTCTAGTCTTTCCGTTCTTTCCTTTAACGAAATGACAAGGCTCACCTTCTCTGTTGTACCAATGCATTAGATACTCCTATATCTAAAATCTCCAACTATACCTTCGCTCCAGTCCCATTTCTCTTCTCCATTAGTTCATCGAAACCTTCCGGTGTAGCCCACACAGCAGCCTTCTTATTGCGATCAAAAGCATTGGGGTGATACAGATATCTTCCAATTCCAAAGAGAACTGCTGCTCGTTTGAGGGCGTCTGAGATACCTCCTTTTG